GCATCAGGCTCAGCACGTTGCTCTTCTTGAGCTTCGACTTCAACCACTTCAACTTCAGGTTCTGCAACAGCAGCAGAACGTTGTTGATCGCCAGTCGGCGCAAAGCCACGTGCCTCGCGTTTCATTAGATCTAAAAATGGTCTTGACATTAGCTTAGTGCGTCTTGCTCTTCCTCATGTTGAGTCGGATGCTCAGTTGGGGCAACAGGGCTGAATTGCGTCGCACCATTTCCAGAGGTTTGTGATGGGTCGGTGTCAAGAGTGATATTCAGCTCATCAGCAACTGCCAATTCGTGCTGACGTTGACGCATCTGCTCTTCAAAATCACCGCCATGCAAAGCGATGACTTGTGAAAGCGTCATGATGCCGCTGCGGATCAATTCCTTGTAAGCAGCAGCTTCTTTCTGCGGGTCAACAAACTGAGCGGCGGGTGCCATCCACTTAGCAGCCATGTAACGACCCGGATTGGTGTCGTAATTGGGCAGGTCAAGCACACCAGCCAAGACCGCCATGTCCAGCCAGCGCTCATAAACCTCTTCGCATAACGCCTCAATGACGTATTGCTGCAGCACCTTGTAATGGGTACGAGTCTCAAGCAGCTCTAACCGCGAAGAGCTGTAGTTGCTTTGCGAAAAGTCTGAGCTGACTTGCGTGTAACTACAGCCAATCCCAGCAGCCACAGCTCGCAGCATTTGCTGGACAAAAGGAGTAAACGCATCGTCAGGGCGATTGGGCGTGAAGAACTGCATTTCTTCGCCCGGTGCCAAACGGCGGATGCTGCCAGGGGAGAAATCCAGGACGGATTCTTCATTGAAAGTGCCATCTTCGAAGAGTTCCTGATCAGGAGTCTTCACGAACGCCATCATGCTGCTACTGGCACGAGCAGCGACAATCTCCGCTTCTTCGTATCCAGACAGATTGCGAAGGCGCATGATCGCCGTGGCAAATGCGCTGACACCACGTGTCTGACCGGGACGCTCAATCAGATACAGGTGAATAATGTCATCAGCGGGGATGCGAATCCGACGCTTGGCTGCCTTCTGCGCGTAGCTGAATTGATAATCACCGGGGTGATAATCGAAGAAGTGATAAGCAACGGGGCGACCCCACTTATCAATTTCCACACCCATACGGATTTCATTTCCGTCTTTGGTGATGGTGTTGTAATCGTCGTCCAGCAGATCGGATTCAATCAGCTCCAGACCAAGCGGAACCCTGCTATTGCCAAACGGTTGACGGACAAGGCGGACAAATACTTCGCCCGACTCCAGCATCGAAGTCACGCAAAGACGCTGGATGTCGTACCAGCTGAGTTTCCCGCCAGCGTGACAACGCTTAGCGCTCGTCCAACGGCTGAATTCTTCTTCAATTCGTGCGTTGACTTCTTCAGCTAAGCGCCCACCACGCTGCATGCGGACTTGGGCTTGAACCTTGATGCCAGTGCCGACAACGTTATTTTTGACAGCACGAAGCGCAGATTTGGCAAAGTCCGAATCACGAACCAGCTGACGTGCGCGGTTACGCAGCATGCGAATGCTGCCGCGAATCTCGCTATCAGCAGAGGTCGCTTGGCTGATCCAGTCAGACGTCAGACGATTGCTTTGCGCAGCGGCATACATCCGCTTGAGGTTCGTCGTCCTTGTCTTTTCTTCTTGTAGTTGGCGATGAAGATTGCCGACTCGCCCAAAACCCAAGAAAGCCATTAACGGAACCTCACTTTGGCTAGACCGGGATTGCCAAGACCCTGGCGGATCTTCTCGCGTCGCCGCTCCATTGCAACTTCATTTTGCAACGTGCTGCGCAATTCGAGCAGCTCGGTCATCTTGTAACGACGCAGGCTACGTCCACCGATGCTGTATTCCTGCACCATGCCGCCTGCAGCAAGGGTGCGGATTGCAGCGTCAACCTTTTCAAGGTCAATTTCAGCGCGGCTGCGATCATCAAATGCAGCGGGCGTGCCGCTGTAAACAGCAGAAACCTTGACGGTGAACTGACCGCGACCGGCGGTGTATTGCGTGCTGTCAGTGCTGTAAGTAGCAACCGCTTGCCACGTCCACAACCCAGCGTCAAAACCACTGGTTGTAGAAGCGGGAATAGTGATGCGCCAACCGTCACCCTCGGCGGTTCCGGTGATGGTGGTGCCTTCAGATGCTGTATTTGTGCGGGCGTACCACTTCAGGGTGTAAGTGCCGCTATCGATGACCGTCCCAATCGAATTGGTGAACGAGGGAACGTCAAAGATGACGGTATCGCCTGCGTAAATCAGATCTGGGACGAGGATGGTCACCAGCTAGTCACGAATGAAGGATTACTGCGACGAACCCGGCGTTGCGGTGGTCGATATGGTGAGTCTATCGGTTTATCAGGCGTTGGATCAGTAGCGGTATCAGTTTTTTCTGCTTGTCCACGTGCGCGATTGAATTGATCAAAGATCGTGTTTCGGTTAAATCGCATGTACAAGTAGTGCAGCGCAGCATAGCTGTACACAAAACAGTCCAACGCTTCGTTGCGATCACCTGCTTTCTTCTTCCACTCCCGCACGGCAAAACCCTTGACGTAGCGGACAACCTGACGCTCGCTTGTAAGTTGCTTGAAGTATTCCTGACCAGCCTCTGCGTGAAAGTGAATGTAACCAGCGCCTGGCTCGTTGTGCTTCATTCTTCCGAACAAAGTTGATTTAATTGTGTCCGAACCGACGGGGAATACTTCAGCCGAATTCTTCAATACTTGACCTTTGTAGTTAATATCAACCTTGGAAGGCTTCCCTATCGGCGGTTTGTTCCGCACTGATTGACCTTTCAAAGCAAACACTCCTTTCCCTTTTCGACTTCTGGCATACGCATACACTTCCGAGGTGAAGTGACCGCCAGAGTCCACTCCAATTGCCGAAACTTTCAGCCTTCCACCGTCGGCATGCGGGTAGTCCCTTAGTAGCAGGTCATCAACTTGACTCCACAACTTTTGACCAGCTGGATCGCCGTAAATCTCTGTATGGCTGATCAACCAGCACTCCTCACCAGCCCCGTAGGCGTACAAGCCGATAGCCAACCGGTTGTCCTGTACGTCAACACCAGCAACCAAAACACTGGCGCCACTGGGGATTTCGCCAGCAGGATAAAACTCGGCTCGTTCTGAAAGGCTTTCCGCCCCAAGTTTTGCCCCCGTCTCTTCTTCCCACGTCTCGCCCAAAACAGTATTGACAAAGGTTTTGAGCAACGGAGCGTCGTTCTTCGCACGTAAAAACTCCGTCACTATCTCTTCCCAACTTTTCCAACCCAATGGCGAATAGAGAGAAGACAAATGGAATCCCACCGTCCGTGCATCTTGGCTGGTAGCCGTCGCACGCCATTCACCTTTGCGAAGCATTTCGCTCTTGTGATGCTCTGGTATGTGGCACCCGCAAGCCTCGCAGACATACGCAGCAGTCTTTGGATCACCGTCCCGCCACTGAAGGTGCTTCCACTGCAGCCACTGCATGTGATCGCAATGCGGGCATGGAACGAAGTAACGGCGTTGATCCGATGCCAAATACTCCGTCTCTATTCGGCTCGTGTCTTTGACCGTTGGCGTTGAGGTCAGGATGATCTTGCGCCGACTAAACGTTGACGCACGACGTTCCGCCAATGCGCAAGGATCTCCTTCACCGTCCACATCTGATGGGAAAGCATCAACCTCATCAAGAAGCACCCAGCGACAAGGAGCAGAACGTAAGCCCGTAGCGGAGTTGGCACCCGTAAGTAGAAGGATCCCACCTGGGAATTCCTTTGAGAACATCGTGTTGCCTGAATCCCTGCTTCGAGCAGGTGCGATCTTCTCGGCAAGGCACGGTGTTTCATGAATGAGCGAATCCAGGCGCTGTTTACTCAGTCTTTTAGCCATCTCAATTGTCGGCTGCACAAATAAGGCTGGTCCAGGGGCGTGCGCGATCATGTAGCCCACCACGTTGTTGATGCCCTCCGTCTTGCCCAGCTGCGCACCAGCCATGAAGACGACTTTCTGTACAGCGGAATTGGCGGACATGCAGTCCATAATTTGACGCAAGTAAGGCGTGCGGTCGGTGCGCCACGGTCCAGGCTCCGCAGATGCCTTGTTGGACAGCATTCGGTACATGTCTGCCCACTGACTGACGGTGAGGTCAGGGTCAGGCTTCAAGCCTTCGACAAAGGCCGAGCGATAAATCAGTGCGCCGTCACGCATCGGTCAATGTCTCCAATGCTTTACGGATTTCCTCGGTCAACATCTGGTGGATAACAACGGGGTCGCTTTCTGCAGCTATTTGGTTGCTGACGCGATCTGGGATGTTGCCGAGGGCATCCCTCACAGCACGTGCAGCTGAAAACGCTTCGCGCTGGACACGAGATACCTCCACCAGCTGATCTTCTTTGACTTCAAGATCCAGCCGTGCCAGCTCTGCGCGGAAATGCTCTGACTTCGCACGACTTTCATTGAAGCTTGGAATCTCAAGGGCAGACGTGTCCTTTCTCGTGGGACTCACTGCGACCAGTGGATTGCCCTCCTTGTACGCCTTCGTTGCGGCGTCCTTGTCCCAAGCAATCTTGTTTCGATCAACCGTGAAGCAGCCCTCAAATCTGCCTTGGCTCTTCATCTGGCTGATCCGCGCCTGCGTGATGCCAAGCGCTTCAGCGAGTTCTTTGGTGTTGCACGTGTGCATAGGCGCAATTTAAGCGCAGTAACG